GGGCGAGGAAGGATAGGCCAACGCTTGCGGACTTGCCGTAAGTGTGGTTGTCTTACTACCTGATTTCACCTGTATCTGGGAATTCCACTCTCGCTGTCCTGTGAGTTTTACTGTTCTGCCGTGATACTTCAACACTTTGAGAAGATTGTCAATACTCGGTACGGGCCAAGTCTGCGGGTGTTCGCAAATTACTTTTAGACTAAACTTTGCTACACTTGAAACGCCGTCTTTTACAAGCGACGTTATGCTAAGTGTTTCTTTGCCGTCGTGTTCTATGATGCACGACTCAACGAGACAACCATCAACGCCCTTGCGTTGTGCCTTCTTCAATAGACTTTCCAATTCACTTTTTGGTACCGTTATCATCTAAATCACTCCGCAAGAACGGAAGACCAAACCATGTAGCCTTGCCGTCTTTCACTGTTAGAATAGTATGAGTCTGTCCTACAAACTGTATGAACTTGCCCTTCATCTCTTCGATGGTAGCCTTGACGCACCACTCGCCCTCGCTGAGTGTTCTATCACCCTTAACTCCGGCTGCGGCATCTGCCTTCTTCATAAAGCGAGATAGGAATATCTGCTGAGAGAATCGGCGCATTGTCCCCTTCTCCCAATCCGGCCTCTCGCCTACAGTCATAAGTACCTTCTTGCCTGAACCGTCATCCATGTACTGCTGAATAGCCTTCAAGTGGAAGGTGTTGAATATCTTACCAACTGGTAGTGCGTGTAGTCTGTCTAGAACATCGCGGTTCAACTTGTTGCGCTCTCGCCACTCCTTCTGGTTGAACGTGTCGGACTCTTCATCAATGACGCCCTTTCGTAGTAGGGCCGCTCTCATTGCAAACTCGCACCACTTTAGGAACGTTGAACCACCATCGAAGATTACTCCACCTACATCCTGACCGTTCTTGATGTTGTCAGCGATGACATTGATGAAATACTTGGTCTTCTCTATTAATTGCAAGTAGTTGACACTGTTGTCCTCATTGAAGATAGACTCATCCATCTCGTCAAGCAGAGGAAGAACAATGATGTTCTCACTGTCTGGGTACAGGTCAGCAATGGTTGACATTGCTGAATTGTCCACATCGAAGACGTAAACCGTACTGCCCTTCTGAATCTCAGGGTCTAGGAGATAGCAAGCCAGTCCAGTCTTGCAGGTGTTCTCATGCCCTACTAGAGCGTAGCGGCCCTCGTTGTGAGCCGCTCGCTGACTGTTGAACAGATTGGAGTAGTATTCTCTGTTGTACACGACCTTGGGTACCGCAGGTGCCACAGAAGGGTCTGCGGGCTTTGCTGCTGCTCCCCAACCAGATTGTGCCATCAGTACATCCCTCCGTATTCCTCTTCCACAGTCATGTTATCATCGAACAGAGGTGTCTGCTCGGTGACTGGCATGGCCTCAATCTTGTCGTATGCATACCAACCGGACACACTCACACGCTGCTCATCTTCCTTGGACCTCCAAGTCTGACCGATAACCAATAACTTAGTACCGACTGCGAAGTCAACTAGGTTCTCATGCTCTGCACCGACGTATACGTCAATGGTAGGAGCAGTCGAAGCCATGTCTAGGTCTGCACAGACCAGAACCATACCACCGTTGTCCCTTGGGTCAATGTGAATAACCTCAGTAGGTACAGCGATTACCTTGTCCCACCAGTCCTTGGACTCATGGTGCATGTCATAATAGCCCCTGAGAGCGTCAACATTGTCAACTGCATCGAAGGGTATGACTCCGCTTTGTATCATAGCCATAGGGTCTGCGTCGTACTTCTCACTAAGAGTCGGGTCGGCAGTAAAGACTGATACGTTAGGCTTGCAGTAAGCCGTAGTACCGTTAGCACCAAGTCTGACAGGAATAGAACCGGTCACAAAGGTCGGATGCTGAATGTCAGCGGCGTTGCCCTGTGCCTTGACTGTCAACATCTTGTTCTCTGTAGTCAAGAAGAGAGAAGTGCGCTCTCGCTCATCCTGCGGTCTTGGCTTGCCGTACTTGAAGTTGGTGTCACCAGAAGGGAAGGTGGGGTTGTTCTTGTCCCACACTACATAGAAATGTGTGTTCTCATCTAGTCTCATGGTGTGTCGTGGCAATTCCGATACCGTACCGTCGCCACCAAACTCTTCCATAGCCATCCTAGAGTATGTACCATCGTGGTTGTCCTCAAAGACAACGATAGCACCGCTGTTGACTAGAGCGTGGACTGCGTTACCGTCTGCACCCTTCAACTGGTTACTCATCTTGTTGTACAGTATCTTACCCCACTCCTTGGGTCGGGGACAGGAAACGAACATGCCCTGTATGTTCTCCGCACCTGCTCTTCGCAGTGCGGCATTCGCCGTGTTGATTTGTCTTGCCGCAACCCTAAGTGCAAGTACACCGCAGTCATCGTCAGACTTACCGGCATTCTTCCATGCTTCTCCCTGAGAAGTTAGGACTTCTTGTGCCTTGTCTTTGAGTGCGTCTGCACCTACATTCAGCGTCTTAGCCATGTTGTTAATCATTGTGTCATCCATCTGTATCACTATCTTTCCGTTCACTATCACACTAATAAAGGTGCCGATTGCACCATATTTCGGCAAAAGCCCGCCCTTACTATGGGTTCAGGCATACCGAATTGTAGGTCACGATAAGCCGTAACTACGTGTCCTATGATGGCTAAGTTAGCCCCTTTACTAATTGTGAATTGCATAATTATATTTAGTGTACTTCTAATGTCGTCGGCCTTTTCCAAAAACTTCAACGCGGCGGTGAAGTCCTTGTCATTTATGTGTTGCATAAAGCCTTTGGTTGTGAAGGTACCTGCCATTTTCTCAACAAAGGCAAGAGCCGTTTTGTCTCCTTGTGCTTTGAAGACTGAAAAATATGCCTGTAGTCCGTTTACCATAGCACGTAGGTCTCCCTCGTTGGTATGGACGATTGTATCTAACACATACGTCGGCGGGGTAACGAGGTTTTCTTTTGCGGTAATATTTAGTAGCGCCAAATACGAGTCATCATTCGTAATAGGTTCAAACGCAAAGGGTTGGCAACGAGAAACTAACGGCTCTATCAAACCTGTCATATTGTTGCAAGTTAGAATAAAGATGCAAGAGCAGTTTTCCAACACTCCTTTGAGTGCCATTTGTGCAGGTTTCGTTATCTGGTCTGCTTCATCCAATAGGATGATAGAATCAATTCCGCTTCGTGCTATAGGAGAAATGTCAGTCTCAATAAACTCTATTCCCCTTGTCGCCTTGCTACTTGCATTGAATATGTGAATGGGTCGCTCGGTGTAGTCGGCAAAGGCATGAGCCATCGTTGTCTTACCTACACCGGCAGGGCCGTGGAAGAGAAGGTGTGGGAACGAAGCGGGGCTGTCGGAAGAAGACAGAAACTCGACAACATGTTGATGACCTACAATGTCACCCAATAAAGGGCGATGTTTGACAGCCCACACTTCGCTCACAAATATACGTGTACTTTCACACTTATAATGCTACCGAATAGCCTGTTCCAAGAACAGAGCGTGGGCCGCTTCGTATAGTTTGGCAAGTATGGTATGGTTGGGGTTGTTAGAGTAAAAGGGCCTTTCTGCTGCCAATATGATTACTATTGCCGTCATCAAACCCTGCAAGAACCTGTTATCTAGGTCGTTATCATGTAGGATAGAATCCAGATGTGCGTCCTCACCCTCTTCGTAGTTAGGGTCGGCTGCGACCCACAATAGATTCTTCACGAAGTTGGCCTCACGTATATTCTCATCCGTGAGAACCCTTTTCAATTCCTCACTTTTGTCAGCGCTTAACACCATGTCAAGTATCGTTGATATTTCTGCTCCCGGTAACATATCATATCCCTCATGTACTAAATGATGAAAGTGTGATATAACCATTTCTTTCTTCGGTCTTGGTCACAGTTTCAACCTTAACTTCCTTCTGTTGTATTTCTTTTACCTCAATAGTTTGTGCCTTCTTGGCTTCGCGTGCCTGTTTGCGCAGTGTTTTCGCGCTAAACATAGCACGGCGACAGTCAGAACATGTCACCATCACAATGTTGTTTTGGTGTATCTTTTCCTTCTTGCCGCACAAACGACAGGTCCTCATCTTAGCACGACCCATCATATGACCCCAAATACTTTTAATGCAATCAAACCTGCAATTACGATGTTAACTACACCCATAACCGTGCGCCAAAAAGCCATGACCCCCATGTGGTCAAGGTACCACCGTTCACTCATTCATCCTTGCCCCTGTAATCCGGGTGGTTCTTTGGTAGTCTGTGCAGTCTCCTGTCAGCCATGTTCTCAAGATATTTGCAGATGTTTTCTGCTCCCTTCTTGAATCGCTTTTCCGCCACGGCATCGCCCTGTGGTATCATCTGGTCCATCAATTCATCAAGGTATATCTGTCTACCTATATACTGTAGTAATTCATATTCAACATGTATTGTGCTTGCCGCTCTACCTACCATAATATATGGTACACTTTCAATCTTATAACTCTTCCGGATTCCTGATACAATGCAAACAAACGTCATGTCCGTCTGGGAAAACTCTTAACCGACCGCAGGAACATTTCTGTGCCAACTGCTTTTGTTGTGGTGTCATTATGGTGGGTGTGCGAGTGTATGTTATATCCTCCTTGCTTTGTATGAGATTACGGTTGATGTCATAAATGAGATGCTTTGCTTTAATTCCAACAATGTTCTCGACCTCTTCCTTCCCTACTGCTATTATCTGTGGGTTCTTAGACAAGAGAGCCGACAATGTGTGCGGCGAGGGTATCGCTCTTACGTTCTTCTTTTGACTTAATAATTCAGCCATCCTCTCCTTCGTTGCCGGACCAAACTCGTATAACAAATCAACAATGACCCTGCGTATCCTTTTGTTGTTAGCGCTCATACTTATGAAGATGACGCAAGTGTTTATAAGTCATTCGTTTTGCGATAAAAACATAGCCGAATCTACAAACGAAGCGTCAGCGGGTCCGTGACCCAATTTCGCTGTTTTGTTTTGTTCGGGTAAAAAAGACTTAGCGGCCTCATGCAAGAAGTAATATCCAAAGAAAATAATACCCCACTGTAAGAAACAGACTAAGAACATCATTTCTTGTCCCATACATCCCTCTCCATTGTCTTTTTCATCCACTTTGGCAACTCATCGTTTAGTAGTCTAATCTCGTTTCTGACATCCATATCATTCTCGGCTATGACTCGCCAGTACAAATCGTCATGCGCGAACGGTAAAGGAACAATTGGTGCTTGCGACTTTTTTTTAGGCCAATGTAAACGCTGTCGCCTCGGCTCTATCACCGTAGCAAGAAGACCGTAAGCCATTTCATCAGGCAAATCTAAAACCCCATTCAATTTACGCCAACGCTGTGCTGACATATCCCTCCTGTTTTCCATAGCGAACATAAGTATCAACGGTATAGATGGTTTGTTATTGCATAGGTGAGTGTAAACCGCTGCTCTGTCATTCCACGTGAACAGGGGTGAGATAGCCGCGAAAGGATTACTCATCAATATCACCTGTGAACGGGTCGTTGACATAGATATAGTTATTTAGGCGAGCCATCTGGTTCTGTGTTATACCCCATACATCACGGATAGATGAAGGTTTGATTTCATACCCTCCACTGTACCACAGAATGCCCGCCGAAGTTATTATTGCAATAAGATTATCTTCCTGCATGGCAGCGATTAGTTTAGGAAAGTCCTTTTCGTATATCGGGCGAGCGTTGAGATACCGCCTTGGTCCACTTCGCCATGCCTTACTCATTCGACCACCGTGTAGTCTGCATCCTGAACATGGATTGGCTCACGTAGAGCAGCCATTCTCAACTCCACTTGGTCTAGCAACTGCGGGTGTTCTCCGAGAACATCCACAAGCAACCGGCTCATGTCGTTTATCTGTGCCTGTGCAAGAAGCAATTGAGAATCCACTCCTATCTCCTTTTTGAGATGACCAATTAGTTTTAGACTAGTATTAGCCTGTCCAATAAGTTTAGCCGCGTCAGCAACAAACTCAGAATTCATTCCTACGATTTCTTTCTGTTCTTCTAACTCATCAAGATAACCACGGATTCTATTCACGATGTCTTCCGCAGCATCAAGAGTATCAATAGACTGTGACCTAGCAGACTCGATGTGAGTTGCTTCCTCTATGTCATAGTTGATGTGATTATCCATGTGATTCATCACAGTATTTTCAGGCCAATTGTATTTGATTTCTAGAAACTCCGGACCGTACTCTTGCGCGTGAACATCTAACTCAAACTCACGCCTTCTAGGGTGGTCGCACATCAGACAATCGGTATCAAGAACCCATCGAAGAACGTCGATAACAAAAGCATCGCTTGTGGATGCCAAACGCTCCTGTATCTCGCGCTCACTCTTCATTCTCGCACCTACACCTTTCCACGAAGACGACAGCGCCTCGTTCATAAGAGGATAATTGTTTCTGACATTCAAAACAGAGAATCACGTAAGTCATATATCGTCACCTGCATCCGGTCCAAATCTGCACAAAACTCCTTTCCTACCTCGCCTGTTGGTGTTCGGCTCGTACTCCCAATACCACGACTGTCCTTCAAGGTTTTCCATAATCCACCGCTTGGCAGACTGATAATCACCGTTTGTTATCATACGCGACACCTCCTTGACTACCTGTGACTTGGGTAGGTCCTGCTTCCAGAACGTACTGCGAATCAACTCCATGTCTTGGTCCATGACCGTGCGGCGCATAGCGAGTGAGTCATCCAACAACTGCTTTAGTCTGTCGTCTAGCGTGACGAGTAAAGGCATTCCCCCGTGATAGTCTGGTTGCATCATGTGATACCCTATAGCCAACCGGCGAAACAGGTCGCTCTCAAACGAGCGAACCGTAGGATGGTCAAGCCAATCGCCTATTGCGTCATCGAAGATGACACCCGTTGGCGGGTTTGCTATCGCTGTTTCCATACGTGTGCGAATCCACGACTTGATGTCCATGCTTAGATTTGCCAACTCCAACCGCTCTTCCACACTCATGTTAGAAGCACGGTGTTGTGCTTGCTTGTACGCCCTCTCCTTCTGTGGGGTCATGTCGATGTCGATGATGAAGAACCTGCGGTCAAGACCAGAATCCAACTCAAACCTTGCGGGCTGAGTCCCGGCCCATACTGTGTAGCGTGTGGTGTACTGAACCCACCCTGCCCTCATGGACTTCTGCACCCTACCATTGTCCAGAGATGTAAGCAACTGATTCTTCATGTCCATACTATGGTCTTTCTTGGAAGCATCAGACATTGAAGAGAATTCCTCGAACCCTAGGAAGCCACCGCACAATTCCCTAGCAAGCGGGCGACCCATGATGTTGCCCTCTTCGTCAACGCTACCAAACATACCTGCCTCGGTCACGGAGTTTGGACCCATCATAGTACGGAAACCCATACCCATATCGTGGTTAGGACTGTGGAGAAGTCCGGCTCCCTCTGCCAAAAACATTAGTATTAGTATACTTTTACCAGAACCCTTTGCGCCTCTCAGCATAATGTGAATGCGTGTGTCAGCGAGCCGGGAGTGTGGTGTATAGATTGGTAGGTTGCCGTGTCTTAGGGGACAGTTGATAATAGTGAAATCGTTTTCCTCATCAACCAACGGACTGTCAGGGTCGAAGTCGCACCTACTGCACTTGTTGATTGCATTGAAGATATGACCGCCGATACTGCATATGAAGACAGGTAGTTTATCTGCGATGTCAATGTAGTAGTTGCGCTCTGCAAACTCTAGCGTTTTGTCAAACACATCAAATCCAGTCATCTAGTAAGCCCCCTTGTAATCCGTCTAGCACTCTTGCCTCCGTCATAGTAGCCAATTCACTAAGAAGGTTTTGAACCTTTTGCATCTGGTCTTTGCCATCGAAACTGCGCCATACATTATGTTCTTCTTCTAGGTGTGTGAGTAGTGTGTTTGGTGCCTCTTCATCGACAAAGCCGTTGGCGGTACAACCAACGTAAATCAGATGGTTCAAGTTATTATTAGTACAAAAAGACTGAAACAGAGAGCAGAAATGCCACGCAGGAACGGTACTGATTATATCTTGATTGTACTCCTTTCCGTTAGCATCAACGGGGTATAAATGTTCCTCGCCCTCTTGGTCGGCCCAATCGAAGATTGCTAACTCTGTTGGTTTGAGATATAAGTAAGCCTTCCTGTCATAACCGAATGAGGTCTGTATTTGATTGGAGGTCATGTATATCATCTCATCAACGCCGTAAGATGACAGATGCTTGATTGTGTCACGGATTACGGGATAGGTGTAAAGCCACGAATGGTCTGCGGAACCCTCGCGTGGAACAGGATGAACATTACTTAGCCTAAGCACCCATACTCTCTTGCCCGACTTAGTAAAGGTCTCGTACATTCTCCACTCAGGGAATGCCGGTTCTGGGATGCTATTGAAGGCCGATACATTGAGCAGTTTGCTGAAAATGCTCAGTGTTGGGTCACGACTACCTACCAACCCCATAGCGGCTTGGAATGTAGCGAACCCCGTTTCATTCTGATTGAATACAATTAACTTGGTAGTCTCGACAGTAGGTTCATCTCTTCTGTGCCATACGAAATCCGTATCTGTCTCTTGTACGATATTGTTCCAACTCATAGTAGCAACCCCCTGCTCTTTATCTCTTCGCGTATTATAGAAGGTAGCCTCTTCCTGAGTCTATGTTTCTTCAACTGTCCATCAGCATCTAGCATTTTATTCACCACTGTTTCAACAGGAACTATTTGATAGACCTTTGCAACATAAAACTTGCCGTTTTCTCCTATCATCTTGTCGTCACCAATACACTCAAAGAGTGGACTAGTACGCATAAGCCCAGAAATCTGCTCGCTAGTCACAGTGAACTTGAACTTGTTACTTGCGTTGCCTTCGCTCTTGGGTCGGAAGTCATTGTTCAACCAATCTTTTATCTGCGCTGTGGTCTTTGGTCCCTCTTCTTTCAAGTGGTTGTACAATCTAGTAGCCATCTTCAAGTTAGAGTTTCGTGGTTGTTTACGGTAGCCTGTCATACTATCACCTTATCATTCACACTTATAATCCTATCTATCTTTCTATTGTTTTTATCGCCGTCAGAATTAATTAAACGCTGTACTGCTCTAATGTTTCCTATTTATTTTATTTCTTCATAGACATTTTTAGATTAGGTATTAACAAAAACACTAATGAATAAAATAAAGAATTCAGAAAAACGCAGCACTGCCCTCCATTAATTTATTTTGTGGGTGACTGAAACAATATACTAAATATATCGCTTGATAGCCCCCATGCGTTCCATCTCAAGTCTGTCCCTGTCATATAGGTTTAGGACTCCGGTGTGTATCGAACCGTTGGCCCACGGTTGACCGCTATAATTTTTTTCGTAAGCCTCTAGTATCTTAGGCCAGTACGTCTTTTCTTTTGCACTAAACGTATAGCCATCAGTATCAATGAATCTGTACATAGAACCGTTTGTTTTATTGTTCGTTTGTTGCCTACCAGCACTTGCAACATAAATGGTTTCTCTGACAGTACGGGTTTTTAAGTCTCCTTCGGAGATAGTAGTACCGTATTTGCTGACATATCCCGTGGTACTTCCTTCGTAATTTACCCCGACTGGCAAAACTCTAGCCGGCTCCGGCAACACTAATAAACGTTTGCCCTCAAACTCCACGAAATCTAGGAAGCAATCTTTCTTTTGCTTTAAAATATCGCAAATGTAATGAACAAACTCCCTGTATTCCATAGTTTGTATGTTCTTTTTCCAATTGTTGAAGTATTTAGGCACCCATTCCGAGTGTTGTAGGATGCAAAGCAACTTGTATATCGTTCTATTACCATTAATGTAATACTCTTCGCCGTTTCTGTCGAATATTATCTCCGCTTGGTTTATAACTCTGTTTGTGTTGGGGCTGCGGGACACCTGAGATACGCTGATGATGTCCATGTCACCTACGAAAAACGAATTAGTTGTTGTCTTCATTCCTCTCACCCTTGTTTCTTCTCACAACCGACGATACATCTGACATTGTTTCCTTGAAATGTAGGAGTGTCTCCCTCGGTACCTTCTGCTTAAATGTGTTTAGCGTCATATACTTATAACTGTTTTCAATCAGACCACGCAAGCGATTTATTTTTACCTCATAAGAAGGGTCATACACGCCGAAATGCTCAATTCTTCCGCGAATTGTTGATACACCAGTGCAACTATCATCTAAAACCTCTAACAATTCTTCTACTGTGACCGCACCTTCGTCTGCGTTTCTGTATTCGTGATACTCTACAGTAATGGGAAATCCCTCCTAGTCAATTCCATCAACTTTTCCAGATAGACGCAAGCGTCAAGCAACTCTTCCTGCAAATGTTGTAGCCATTCATCGTATGTTAGGTCGCCCCTCTCCATCGTGGTGTTGTATTTCTTCTCACCGACTTCGGCCCTCTGTCTTATTTTTACGATAACTCTTTCTTCTATCTCACTCATCATTCCACTCCACATATTCATATTCTAATTGTACTGCACCCTCAACGTGTCCTATCTTCCCACAGTCGGGGCATCTAACCTCAAAAACCACGGTGGACTCATCGTAATCGTGTATGTCAAGAATGTTATAGAAGCCCGGATACTCATGGTAGCACTCTTGTTCTGTGTCTAACTCCGGTTGCGGTAAATCAACCATGTGATTGCCTTGCTTCTTCATGGTATCAATCCTCCCAACGATACTACAAGGTCTTGCAATATTTCGATGTGTTCCTTCTGTGCCTCGATGATTGCATCCTTTTGTTTTAGCATAATTTGAATCTCGTCAAGAGCGTTGCTTGATAGATAATGCACTCTCATTTTATCTGTCATCTCATTCATACCAATCGCCCCCACACTTTGAGTTTCTCTGCGTCTGTCACCGTGTACTTAGCAACCTTGTACTGTGTGTCGCCACTCAGGTCAGTTACCTTGACTGCGTATGAGTCTTTCTCAACACCCTTCGCACCACGAAGAAGAATGCTCACGTGTCTTGCATCTGTGATGGAGTGGTGTGTGATTCTCTTGTCTAGTAGCGGTATAATCTGCTCTGCGATTAAGCCGTCTGGGTTTGCAAGAAGTACCTTGGCTATCGCCCGTCTTGCCCCTACTCTTCTAGCCATGCTTCAACCTCCTTACACATGCGGGCAGTAAAAATAGTACCCGACCTCATGTGGATGTCCACAATGCCGTATGTCTCCGTCTTTGTCATCGCCACAACCTCACTTAGCAGTATTGTTGTGTCGCCTGTTGTTGTCTCAACTATCATCTTTTTTGTTGTCATTTTATCACCTTATCGTTATACTGCGCTAACGTTCGTAGTATATAATACTATCGTTTACGTGTACGCAAGCGTCGTTTTACTCTTCGCCGGACTCCACGATTTGGTTAAACCAGTCCTGTATGAAATGAATGTCATCTAACACCTCGTTGTACCACATGGGATGCCAATCTGGACCTCGCACGATGTAATCCCTGATACCATGTAGAGCCTTCTTGATTCGCTTTATGTCATTCATGCTGCCACCGCCACACCTAGCATTACTATCATGCTAATAATACATACGATAGTTATTTTTATCATATTCTTAGTAGGCTCGCGCATCAGAATGCCTCCGACTTTTTCTTGTTAGTTTTAGCGTCATAGTATTCGGATGGGAATGCTTGTCCCTCACCGAGAAGATAGGTCTCCTTGTCCGTCAAAAACCAGTGGGCCATTAGCCTTCCGTCCACTTTGTCTTTGTAATTCGCAAAATGAGGATGGCACTTCAACACGCTAGTCAATGCTCTAACACCTTTCAGATAATGAAAAATCGGTCTGCCGTTTCTCATGGTCGCCTCGTACATCAACTCGTTCGTAGGTGCGCTTTCTTTGAGTATTAGATGTCTCGCTACCGCCGCCAAAACGCGATGGTGTTTTACCTTGATGTTAGTACCGGGTACCTTGACCCTCCTATCAGTCACTCCCATCTGGTAATCACCCCGTCTTGGACCAGTGCGTTATAATTCTCCATCCATGAGGCTAGTACGGTTGCCGCGCTTACGTTGATGTCGTCCTCTTCCATGTATCTTTCTAGGTAAGGTCTTGCACCATACATATTTACCGCGCCCGATTGTCTCAGGTTCTCTAGGTACTGGTAATACTCAGTCCACTCGGAGTTATAACTCATGCTATCCTCTCCCACCTAGAGAATCCACCTACGAATCCTCTGAAAACATACATGTGGTTAGGGTAACCCCACTCGTTCAAGTGTTCGGTAGGGATTTCGTGCTTCGTTGGCAGTTTCATCCTCTGTGCTTGTGTTAAATCTGACATTCACTCTTCCTCCTCGTTGCTTGCCTTCTGCTCGTTCTTTGCCTTTATCTGATGATACCGGCTGAGTCCCCCTTCTGTGTAGAAATCCTCTTTCCAACCCTTGTATGTGACTACATTCTCAGAATCCATAAGGTCGTCTTCTTCCTCTATCAATACCCAATGCTCACACATGTCGCGCTCAGTCATTGTAACCACATCGTACTGACCGTCGTTCCCGCGTAGCGTCCAAGTGTAAATACCAAAGTCTGATATTGCCACGTCCGTACATAGGACCTCTCGGTCATTATGCTTATTTCTGTACATTTTGTTAAGTCTTTCTCTTACCATATTATCACCTAATAGTCGCTTCTATTTAAACCCTGCTATCGTTCGTTCGCAAGCGTCAATATTGTCTTGCCCACATATCCTCCAACATTACCCATACGCCAAACAGAATTATTATTGCGACAAAAGTATCAACCATTGTGCTGCCACCATTCGTCGTTCGGGTCGAAGATAGGATTACTTCTCAACTTTACAAGCGCCTCTTCAAATCCACCCATACCAAAATACTCATAGATTGCTTTAAGTAATCCGGCGGACTGTCTATACATTCGTGCGGCGGCGTAAGGTGACTCCGGCATATCAACCAATTCTCCTTCTGCCACCGATTCAATAAAAGGAGTGAAGCCGAAGGCACATCGAATAACATCATCGTCACTCATCAAATTCTCATAGAAGTTTTGCCAATACTTGATAGGGTGATTAGTCCTCTCCCTTCTTTCGGCTTGGCTCATATTCTGATGTGGCTTTCGGCACTTCTCGCAATAGCCATTCAATTCCCACATCTCTCTAGTTTTACGGGGAAGTAAACCCATTTCGTCACGCCAATCACTCATCTATTCTTCCTCCGTAGCGTATATGTCGTCGTGCCGCAGGTATTCCCATCGAGCAGGGAGTACGTGACGCACGTTGCATCTGTCGCAACACACACCGTAAGCCATGCTAACGAGGGGGGCAGGGTTGTTGCCCCATTGATTCTCACATTTTACTCCACAGAGTACACAGGTTGGTTTTTCTTTTGTGCTAATATTACACACCCCCCATCCACCAATCAGGTGCAGGTGTGCCCTTGTTCCACTGAGCAAACTCTTTGCTGTGGTAGTAGCGCCTGTAAGCCTGTACTGCGTCATCGCCTGTAGCATGAGAAGCAAAGGCTAACTCAAAGGTGAATTCGTCGGGCATGCACAGAGCGTAAGGAGTTTGCGGGCCGTCCTCTATCATCTCTGAAAAGAAGGGGTCACATAGTTGTCTGATACCTGTCTCACAGAAGTGAACCTTACCGAACCTCTTGGTGTACTCTTTGCACAGAGCAAGAGCGTGAAGCATAGTCCAATGGTAGTTATCTTTGGATTGACCTACCCAGCGGGTCGCGGGATGGTTGTGGTAACCTCCCTTAAGTGGCGTACCCTTCTTAGTGAGTGGCATAACGTCAGGCGTAGCACCGTGGCGTATGACGGCAGAGCCTAATTGTTGATACAATTCGACTACCATTTTGGGTACGTGCTTGTCGCAGTACATTTGTGCTGCTACTTCTGGGTTTTCGTCTAGTACAAATATGTTCATATTACCACCTGCTATTACCTAGTATATAATTACTCCTATTCCTCGTTCACAAGCGTCGATTCTTCCTCCGCGTAGCATTGCGCGTATTGTCCCTTCCACTTGTTATTCACTGCGCTCATGCATCGCCTCATAGTATCGTCATTCGGGTCATCGAGATAAAGGGCGGTATCGCTTCCACAATTCGAGCAAGTTACTTTTGGTGTTATAATTCCACCCCGTATTCTTTTGCTAACTCGCCGGTCATTATCAAGCGTATTGCTTCGCCCACATCTTGCAAGTCACGGCACATCACGACATCCATCTCCATCGGGATGTCGCCATCATAGAAGGGACAAACCTCGTACTTGATGGTGTCGCACCACGTTCTATTGACTACGTTGTAGCCCCAACCTTTCTCTGGAACGTACCTCTCCAATCCTAGATTTCCAAACTCCATCTCCCACAGTGCCTTTACGCTCTCCTGCCTGTCTTTGATTTTATCTTTACTGTTAAAGTTGCTGTTCATTCAATCACCCCTCGTCCGGTTCGTATGTGCCATAATTAGGGTCAAGTCTTCGCTCTTCTCGCTCATCCTCATCACGCCACTCTTGCCATACAGAAGCCACCGCTAGAGCCAATTCGTCAAGCGGTACGGGTATTTCATGCTCGTCCCAAAATTCGTACCAGCCCTCACGCTCTAATTGGTCTATGGCTTCGTTCCACATGGTGCGGAATTCGGTCCCGGCCTTTATCGTTTCATTCGCTATTTTTCTTAGATTATCATTCATTTTCATGCTTTCCTCTCCTTCTATGAAGTGCCACGGTGACAAAGTTGTGTTCGAAACTCACTCTTGCGGATTCGAAACTATGTTAGTATTTTTGCCATAAAATAAACTAGATTGATTGTAAAGAATCTCGTAGTCGCAAGTCGCGAAGAAGACATTCACCTCACCACTCTCCTCTGTTTGTGAGGAGTAGTGAAGTCGGGAAATCCTCGGTCGTTACGAATTCCAACACCGCAGTAGCCAAGCCGCTGTCTATGTTTTCCTTACCGAAGCCTCTGTTCTCTACGTTGGCGATGATTTCCTTCAACGTCTTGAGGTTGAGGACACAGGAGAATTCTTTTAGTTTCATATTCATGCCACCAGTATCTTCTCGTATGCCTGTGCCTTCATCCTTGCGCCGGGTCCCATGACCGCAGACTCTACCCTCTTCTCGTTAGGGACTAGGAGTTTGCCTTCCTTGTCCATAGTCCAGCGGTGGTCTAGGTACTCGGTGACTGCGCTGTAGGCTTGGAATTTTGTACCTCCCATGTTGCCGACTGTGTTAGTGGTTGAGTTTTCTAACTCCATGAGTACGTCTATAGTGTTGTTAGCGCGAGTACCAAGCCCGAAGGGGTTGTTTGGGTCGTAGTCCTTGCCGCCCTTTAGCATGGTCTCGTTCTGTGATAGTCCGAGAACGTCTATGTAGTACTCTACACGGTCGCCCATGTCCATGCTTTGATTGATTAGCATTGCTTGCTCTTCTACGAATGCGTGTGACAGGTCGTTGATGATACCTAGGTTCATCTTCAAGTCCTCTAGTCGCAAGTCCATGAGCGCCGAGTGGCGGATGGATAGTTTGCGGGGGTTGATGCCGTTTCGCACTAGGAATGAGTGGAGCATGGCACCCTGATTCGCGCAGAATAGTCTGACCGGAGAGGGGAACAACTTGAGACCCATCGAACCGTCGTGGCTAGATAGTAGGTACCAATAGATGTCGTACTCTTCCTGCTCGCTACCGTTAGCGAATGATAGACCCTCCGGGTTGCGGAAGGACATGAATATCTGTCTGCCGTTGTCTACTGCTCCTATGCGGTCAATCTGTGCGCCGGTGTCTTTGCACAACTCTTCAAACAGGTTAATCACTTGAATATTCTGGAAAGTCTCGTACTTCTTAGACACTACACCTAGTGGTTGGTTTGTGTCTGTCCTAGTCACGACTCTGTGTCCGCCGGGAAGTTTGTTACCCGTGTGGTCGTACAGGTGCCTCTTCTCGACTGTGAAGTCTAGCCCTGCGTTTTTGAGAATCTCCCTTCCGGTGGTTCCCTCTGCTTCCTGCCCTATGCGGTTGAAAGCGCTGATTATTGTTTGGTTCAGTCCAACTGTTTCTGCCATATTATCACCTTGTTTCATCTAGTACTTATATCTTTTCATCACTCGTTCGCAAGCGTCGCTTTCGCTCTTGCCATGTTCGCCTTCTCCTTGTGGTTGATGAAATCGTATTGGTCTTCAAAGTCTCCCTCTGCTTCTTTGAATGCCTCCTCAAACCGCTCCATAGACTCTTTTCTAGGGTCTATTTCTAGCGGCGCCTCTAAGAGGCCGCCGTGGTGGAGAGCATCGGTTGCGTCATCTATGAACGGTTGCCTCTCAAAGTACATCCACATGTCAACGAGAGCCTCGGTAATCATTATCTCGCCTGTCTCGTAATCGTAAGTCGCATACTGCACCTCGTCCCAATGCTGGACGTGGGTGAGATTAAGTTTGCTGTTGCCAATCTTAGTCTTCTTCTCGTATCTTGCGGCACAGCAGTGGCATATCCCGGCACCGTTGGCGCTGAGTACTGCCACCTTCTTCGACCTGTCGTGAGTTATGAAAACCGCCGGCTTGATGAGTTTGGTAACTCCATTCTCTGGGTCTGCCTCTCTGACAACGGAGGCATAGTGTACCCACCCATCGTCACACTGGTCGCATCGGTGCGCTCTTGTTTTCGACATGTTCAAAGACTCTCCTCTATGTTCTTCCTTCTCTTCTTCTCTATCAACGCGCATAGTAAATGCTCTATCTCGTAAGAGGCCCCGGTGTTTATGGTAACCCACATTTCTTCGGGTATGTGTGGCCTCGCAAACTCTAGCGCTTCGTGCGCTGTTCGTATCAACTTTATCGCCTTGTCTAAATCTTGTACCGTTGTCATCTTCTCTATCTCCTATAATATTGCTATATTTGCTGACCTATATTAACTGTTCTATCACACCTTCGCAAGCGTCATCTTGACTTCCCCATTCTCGTCAATTTGTACACCTGTCCAAACCATGTCATTCTTGATACCCTCTAGGCTCATCTCATGCATCTTCTTTTCAAAGCAGTGGGGGCACTCAATCTTGATGCGCTCTTCTGCCACCGAGTCATAGATGTAGTGCCTGAATTGCCCGTCGTTGCAGGTGCATTTCTTGAAAAATCCGTAGAAGTCGCGGGTTACGTCGTACTTCTCAAAGTACCCTCCGGTATCAATGTACTCCGACCATACCCATATGTCTTTATCCATGATGTACTTGAAGGTGATGGACTCCATTAGCCAGTCTTGCCACCAAGATTGGCTTGCCCTCTCTCCGTATTCCTCTTGGAAATCCTCGTAGGTTAGGAAATTCTTCACTCAATCACCTCTAGGTTCATGTATCGGAAACCGTGAATACCATCGGTGAAGGGGTCGGAATTCCAATCCCCGCCAAACCTCTCATGGTCGGGTTCTACCCACTCGTTACCCCACTTGTTAAGCGTTCTTTCTCCGCCCTCAAGGAATTCTGCACGGGGGCAAATGTGCGCCTTCTCGTCATATCTTGGGTTGGGTGGGGAATAGTGGATAACTCCCTTCTCTTTAAGGGTCGTAATTAGAGCGCGTACCTGTCTCATGGGGAGGCTCTCATATCCTACGCCGACCCACATTGTGAAGCCGTAGCCGTCGCTTGAATGGTCGCTGTGCGCAATGTCCGTTAGGAGTTGCTTTTCTAGTTTGGTTATTTTTACTACCATGATTCACCCTATACTCACTACTATATTAAATGTACTATCACGCGCTCGCAAGCGTCAAAACCGTAAGACTTATATATGGATTGTTCGCGTTATTTTTGTCCTAATCATAAGGGCTGTCAGTATATAGTCATTTCGATTTTACTTTTGCAAGCGTCAAAAAAACCTTATGCAAATTTCAGCAGCAAAATTTTACTTTTGCCACAAAAAAATGTCAATAAAAAATAACATGGCGTTAGGCGTCCATGTCATCACCTCCATTTATTTTTAAGTTAGAAAAAGTTGGGGTGAGTCAAGCCCCGGAAGTGATGCAAGAACGGAAACCGGCGGTGACTCAAGCCGCCGGTTTTGAGTTGGGTGGGGTGCGGGTAAGGCAAAGAAAACAACGAACTAAGAAAAAAAACAATACCTGTCCCGCTAAACGTCCTTAACATGCTATGCCTGATTAAGGAACGACCCCCATTTCCCACTCTAGTTATTCACCTCCTCGTAAACCTCATCAAATTGTGTATGATTGTTCAACTCAAAAAGGAGCCAATCACAGTACTCTCTTAGGGTGTTGAATTCTGTGTACTCCCACTCTTCAAAGTGTGGCGACCATCGGCGGATTATCTTCTTCATTCGACAACCTCCCCGTTATTTTTTAGGTACCTGAAATTGAATTTGGGCTTCTTCTTGACCTTCTTTGTTGATAGCACGAATTCCCAGAAATCATCGAACATTTCATGCGAGGAGTCCATGAGGTCACCGTGAACGGTGATTGTTATTTGCGTTTCTTTTACCATAATTAATCACCAATCCATCACGATTATTCTGTGGTTTGACCATCCTACTTCGTCAACCTGTATGACTGTCGTGTAAAATTCTAGGTTCTCGTCTTCGTCAAGCCCGTATGCCTCGCGGCACTCTGCTTCGTTTGCGTACTCTGTCCACTCACAGCAAATCCCGATTACATCGAGTTCCAATTCTTTGCCGGTGTCTCTCTCCCAATCGGTCAGGTGTCTAAAGAGTGCCCTTCGCCCGTTGAAGGTGAAATTGTCCTCTCTACCCCTGCGTTCAAAGGCTTCTATAAATTCGTTCTCCGTTACTGTCTGCTTCATATCTTGTCCTCTCCTTGCTACTATATTAAATGTTTCATCGCTCGTTTGCAAGCGTCGTTTTCTCCTTCCGCGTTCACTTTACGCGGTATTCTCCCGACTTGACTTTCTCGCGCACGTCTTTGATTGAATACTCGTTTAGGAATTGGAGTAAATATCGGTTAGTGGTGGCCGAGTACATATCCCAATAGGGGTCAAAAAGCGTAACCTCTCCGTCAAAAGTGACGTGGGCAATGCTTGACCCGTAGGACTTGAACAGTCTGCCGTTGTCCTGAAAGAAAACCCATTGGTCTCTTGCCGCGTTCCCGCCGGGGGTTATTAGCGCTCTCATTCTGAGACCCCCGCATTGACTGCCTCCACCCATCGGAGAGTTTCGCGGTTCGTCAGCATGTAGGAGATGGTTAAAGTCCACTCCGCGAGCGTGTCACTGAAACCGGACAACTGTTGAGTCTCTATCGCTTCGGCCATCTCTCTGCGGCTCATCCGGCCGCGGTGGTGGTCTTCGGCCTCGGTCTCGCAGAGGAAGTTAAGCGCGGCAACCTTAGACGCGAACACAACTTCTCCCCACGCCCCGGAGGATAGGACGAACACCTTTTTCATTCGCTCGCCTCCTTTGCCTTGAGGTCTCTGAGTTGTCTTCTGAAACTGCCCATCGTGCCGGGGCCGTTGGTGAGCCAACCGGTGATTTGGTAGCCTCTCCACACTTCGTATGCGTCGGGGTTGTCGTCCTGCTCAAATAGCGCCGCGTTCTTCTCTGCGGCTGTCCTTAGCAGTAACTTGATTGCCGTCCTTCTGTTGTCCGCAATCAGGTTAATGAGGTTTATCGCCTCGGCTATTTGGTTACCTTGTATGTTCAAAATATCTTCTAGGTTCGCTTTCATGTTTTCGTTCTCCTTTGGTTCTAAACTGTCCTGTTTGTCCTAGTTATTAAGGGTTGTGATTCCGCGTTTGCAAGCGTCGCGTTCATCTTTGCGACCTCTTCATTTCGGCGGTCAAGAATTCTCCTCCAATCGGCGCGCGCCTCTTGCATTTCTTTTATCACAATAGCAACTTCACCCATTCAAGCGCACCCCCCGCATATTAGCCGGGCGTCCTGCTTGTCTTGGACTAGGTCGGCCCGGTGGATTCGGACGGCCTCGCGGGCTGGCATCTCTTTGGAGCAACCGCCGCACTTGCCGCGAATGCTTCTTAGAATCGCCTTGCCCATGATGCCCGGAGGTACTGCGAACCCGGCCCATGAAATTTCAGGCTTCTTTATGGCCTCCTTGTGAATCTTGCGAATTTTGATATTCTGGGCATCCTTGCGGAGTGTGGGCTTTGCCTTCTTGCAGGTGAGCGCGTGAGGGCTTCTGTACATGGTGCCGCAGCACTTGCGGCGCTTGGTGCGTCCGTTCTTGTCTCCGGTGCGGGCCTTGCTGTCACCCTTGCCGGCCTTGCCTCCCTTCTTGCCTAGTGCCGCCATCGTCGGGCACTTCTCGCCGGGCAGGTGAATGGCGCCGTTGCACGCCTTCATTCTGCATTTCTTGCCGCCGCTCTCTTTGATAAGCCTCTTTTCCATCTGGGCCGCTCGCCTCTTGAGTCGGTGTTGAAGTTTCTTGCGTATCCTGTCGCGGTCTGAGATGCCGTTTTTGAATGGGCTGAGTGACTTGAAATCGAAGCACCACGCGGACGGCTCGCCCCAGCCCTTATCTTTGGCCTCTTCTGCGGGGTCGTAATATGGTTGGTCAAGGATTATTTTTAACTCGTCTAGGGTGATTGATTGCCAGCGCCCGAACTCGTCATATCCGCCAATGGCACGCACTCGGCCCCAGACTTGATGATTATTGTTCGCGCAGGTGTAACAAAATTCTTTCTCTTTGCAACCGTAATGCGGATGCTCACATGAGGCCGGGTCGCTGTTCTCAAAGACTCGCTCTCTTGCCTCTATTATTTCCGCTTCCGGCATGTCTCCGCACATACAACCGAGGCTCTCGGCGTGGGTCAATTTGGACCGGGCCTCTCTGAATTCGGCCCACACCTTAGCGTGTTCTGTGGTTATCGGCTGTCTGCCTATCATCAAATTGAGCAGGGCCGGGTTTGCTTATGAACCTGCCGGTTAGAGGCAAAATTCACAACCATTATATACTTGGTTGCGCTCTCGTTTGGGATTTGTGCGGGGCGGGCCAAACCGAAACGGTTATAAGGGTGCATGGGATTTTTTTGACCCCAAATGTTATATACTCGGTGTAAAATTTACATCGCCGCAGTACAACGTTTTTCACAAAACGCCGATTTCACCCTTTGAGGCCGGCCTAGAAGCGAATTTAGGGCGACTTGCTCGCAGTACAACGGTTTTTGTCTCGGAAAACTTTATCTCTAGAAATCTCATGCACGCCTTATAATGTTTACTGTCACTCTCGCACTAGGTGCAAAAAGTAAACTTGCCGGCCAAGGGCGGTCGGTCTATAAAGGTTATGTTAGTATATATAGTGGTGTAAAAAATGCACTTAGTGAAAGATAGGTTTAAGTGCATAGGCCCCCCTCAAGGGATATGAACACAGACGCGCAACACCGCCGACTTACTAGGATAGCCCTAGAGGCCGCGAGGATGGACGGTAGCCCCACCGGGTCAAATTTCCGTGATTACCTCGGCAACTTCGACCACATCGAATTCAAGAAGAGCGAGGCCGGCGATTATCGAGCCGTGATTCTAGGGGCTGAAATATCACTAGGTAATGTGATTATTGAGGACGCCGTGAGAGTCCACAAGCGCCCCCGATGGACAATTTACGTCCGCCCGGAAACCTGCAAGAACCGAATAAACCATTTCGACCCCATCCGAACGGAGGCCGGCGGCATGCCGCCCATCAGCAAGACGCTAAGAGAGGCGAAGGAGTATCTTTTCGACTACCTCAGAAATTCGGACGGCTCAGAAATTTGGTATTGGTGAGACTTTCAGAGGCCAAAGTATATAAGGGGGTTAGTTTCGGGTAGGATTTCACGGGGGCGGCGACTTGGTGTTTTTTCTGCACCTATGGGGATGTTGGATACTAGGTGTAAAAAATACACTTAGTATATAAATAATTAATACCTTATAGTCTTTTCGCAAAGATTATATACCCCCCAAAATACTTGGCGCCTATGTCCGGCCCTGTCTATCTATTGACAACCTAGTATATAATCTTTCCTCGCAAGCGTCTGATTATCCTTAAGCCCGTCCGCCCCGCATGCCCGATGCGAAACCTAGTATATATACTTTGCCCGCACATGTACCCGAAAAGTATATAAGCCCCCTAACCTCGAAAACATAGTATATAACCTTATCGAAAGACTTATAACCTAAAAAAAGGGGTATATAAACTTATCGAAAACCTTATATATGCTTAAAAAACCTTATAAACCTTGCGAAAACCTTATATACCCTAAAAAAACCATATATAAACTTATCGAAAAGACTATATACTCTCTCTCTCTTATATAACGCTTTTGGCGCGCGCGCCGCGCGTCCGGCCCGCTTATACATATGGCTGACAGCCTATAAAGGTTCCGAAATCGGCTTTCAGGATTCAAAAATCGGAAGCCTTAAGTAGTGACCCCCCCTAAGAGGGCCATGAACAACCACGCGAGAACCATACTGACGAGCCTACACATCTGCGACGAGATAGACGGGGTGCCTCACTTCATACCCTGCATGGTGACGGAGAACGTCGCCGGGTACACCCCTATGGGGAAGCCACAGAACGGCATGATGGGACCGAGGACCATTGATGACCCTATGCCGTGGTACTGGGGCAACACCGACGCCGAGTGCCAAGCGTTATGCGACTCCTACAACCGCGAACACTTCGGGATTGAGCCGAAAGAGGCCATGCTCATCGTCGCCTCTAGCATGAGGGCGCAGAACCTCGGCTGGAACTAGCCGAGTTCACACCTAGTGCAGTTTTTACACCGATTCACAACCCGCCGGGGGTGTCATGCCAGCCCCCGGTGAGGCACACCTAGTATATAGTCTTTCTCTCTCTCTTTTCTCTCTCTCTCTAAAAAAGGGGGGCCTATACTATACAGCACCGCACCGCACCCGTTTATCCATCACACAGACAGTATATAGTCTTTCCCAAGTGCTATCCTCGCTCGGCTTCGCCTCGCTCGGCGCCCATGTACCTACGGGCTGTAGGCTTATAATCATTACGAATTTTTCGCTTTAGCGACAACCTTAAGTAGGTACCCCCCCTACCATCATTTGTAAGAAGCAGAGGGGAGCCGACCCCCCCTATGACGCGGACTGAACCGCCGTGAGCGGGGTAAGCGTGGAAACCGTGTTGGCGGAGGCAACAAACAATGGACAATGGAACACACTACACAGAAAGACTAACAGCAAAGCAGATTGAGAATATCAGAACCACAGACAGCCTACAGGCAAGACACCTCAACGAATTCGGATACCCATCCAAGGATTCCGGTTACTCGTTCGTAGGTTACTTCACCCACAACGGCATCAAGGCTTCGTGGTACCTATTCAAGCACTGGCTGTGACCGATTAGCAATCGCTCGATATTGACTTAACCTAGACTGCGGGACTCGGAGTCCCGTCCGGCCCCCCTGAGATGCCATAGGGGGGGCTGGGCTATCCTCTTTTTCTCTCTCTTTTTTTCTCTCTCTCTCTTTTTTAGGTCAATTATCCTAGATTTTCGCCGGGTGCCGGCCCGTGTCTGAGACTGCATGTCAGCCTATAAACATTATTATTGGGGGGCCGCCGGTCGCCGCCGCGCAAACCCATGATGAGATGGGATGCAGGCTTATAGTCTTGACTATACGTCATTCACGAATAGGGGCCGCCGGCCTACGGCTGGGACGCGAGTGCAGCCTATAATACTTCCGCGTCCGCTACCCCCCCAAAATGGGCAAAAAACAGGAAAAAACACCATTCGGCGGGGGTCAGGCCCCTGCGCCGGCAAGAGACCTAGTATATAGTCTTGCGGTGCCCCTGAGCGGGAATCATTATAGGCTGAGGCTACAGTCGGGAAATTATGGATAGCGATGTAGCGAACCCAAGAAACAACGACGAAAGCGACGACGACTGCACTTGGTTCTGTGCCGGATGCGACGAGTGCGGAAACCCAGAGGTGGCATGAATGCCAAGAATGCCTAGATTGGTGTTCACCCACGTTCAGAGCGGTGGCAGCGAGATATTCTTCGCCAAGCCAATCGGCTCCCTCGATAACTACGGCCACGAAATCCTGAGACTATGCCCTACGGTCATGGTCGGAATAGGGGCTAGGGTAGTCAATTGGGCTACCAGAACGAGGAGTGCCCCCTGCCTTGCCTTGAAGGTCAAGGCGGGAGGATTCGTGGGGAACACATGGACACTGGCCTTTGAGGTCGATTGGGAGGAGGTGATTGCGTGAACGCCTTCGGCAAGATTATCGTCGCTGTGGTGTCAGTATTCGCCAAGCCTACCCCTGAGAACGGCCTAGAGGTGTCCTTCGTGGGGTCGGAGGTCAACCTGTTCTCACATGGTCGAATAGGCCACGACGCCACCTATAGAGCGGCAGTAGATTGGGCCTCTAGGGTAGCCAAGATGAAGGAAGACAGATACGGAGGTTCAGAGGTCTGTCAGGTATCCTACTCAGTCGAAACATTCGGCTCCCTTGAGGACATCGAAATCGGAACCGAGGAGTACATGATAGAGGCATCAGAGAGGGCTACAGAGGGGGGTGATTCTGCCTGAACCCCCTCGACCACCTAGAATCAAAAAGCGTCGATTCTACAGCACTTAGAGGGGTCAGAAATACCCTTTCCGTTGATGGGTCGGCCTAAAAATTCCACAACTTTCGCCAAAAACCACCTCTTATGGGGGTGGCAACACCGCTAACCATCACGCTTAATTTTTGAAATTTTTTTCAAATTTTTATTTGTGGCTGTAGCACTCTTTCTTTTGCCACTTATGGGGTCGGTGTACCAAACCCTAGGGTTACCCTTCCAATTGCCGCCGTGAAACTCATACTCGCTTTCCAGCGGGACATTCCAGTTGCGTTCCCACGTCTTCAAGCCCTTGCCCTGTTCGTACTTTTTGCCACTAGTCACAACCCCGTCCTTCTCGTACTTCCTAAGAATAGCACCGGCACTATAGCCATTCAACTGCGTCCAATGCTTGCTGATATGATGATTAGCCAAATCTGCAATCTCTATGCTAGTTAGGGGCTGTTCGGCCCAATGGCTACACAAGACTTTCTCGATTGCCAATGCATAGACCTTTCTTCTTGGCATGGGTCCGTGCCTACGCCCATCCGGGTTTTGGCGCTTAAACTTTTTTCCTGTCACTTTGCTTCTATCTTTTGTTGGGTCATTTCTCGCTTTCACTTTATCCTCTCCTTATCACTCTTCCTCCTAAGCCGGTTGTATCTGTTCTCTGAATACCCGTCCTAGAAGCACCTCCTGTCCACTCACTCTTTTTCATTGTACCCATAACTACGGGATAGTCAGGAGTACGATGTGTAAATTGGTCTAATGCGTGGGCCAGCGCCATAGCACAGTCGTTGTGACGACCCAAATCCACTATATCACCCTCCCTCCACGCATGACTCTCTAGTTCTTCTAATACTATATTAACTTGTTGCCTTGTTGCATCATCACCATAGGGAAAGCAGACTAACTCGCGCTCAAACCACACTCTCATTCTATTGAGAAGACCTTGCTTTAGCGTTTTGTTGCTTACCTTACTTTGCTTGTAATCTATCACAGCGCCCTTCTGTGCCAACAAACTCTCGTACATTTGCTGAAACCCTACAGCCTCAACCGCAAACGCAGGTGTACCATACCTCTTGCTCCACTCTATCATCATATCTGCTTGCTTCGCAGGAGGAAAGTCATTCCTACGCCAAACGTCAACGAGATGTATATACCCGTCACTATCTTGTTTAAGACATATCATAACAGAGTAGTCCTGCCCCAACCCATGTGCTGGGTCAAAACCAATCACGTATTTACAGTCATCAAACTTTTCCTTAGTTAATAGTGAATCCATATCTAGATTCTTTCGTGTAAGTGCGCGCGGATACACGCTGGCCTCGTCATCAATCACCTTACACAAATACTCCTGTATAAAAGACAACTCTCCCATGGCCTCTTTCTGCTCTAACAAGAACTCAAGAGGGCGAAACTCAGGCCACAACTCCTGCGGCGCTATAGTCGGGTCGGCCTTGTACTCCTCCCAATTCGGGATGCTAGACCAAATACCAGACTTCCAAGCATCGTTGTGTAACATTTCGGTGTGATATAGGTCAGTCATGGACAGCGGCGTACCTACGCAGTATATCGAAGTACCCGGACTCAACATAGGGGTTACCTTCTTTCTAAACCAATTTCTAAGATTCGTCCAATCCATTTCACCAGAATCGTCAATCACGTCATCAAAGGCAATACAAGCAGGATGCTCGCCACGAATAGCAGCCCCCACGCTAGTAGCCCTTATCCATGCTCCGTTAGTAAAGTGCAACTCTAACTTGTTGCCCTTCTTTTTACTTAAGAACCTAGACAATTGCGGGTGCCTCTTCATATCCTCTCTTATCTCTTCAAGCCTCCGAGTAGCCAAATCCTTGCTTGCAGAAAACAGCCAGCAGGTAAACGGCTTGTCACGCCACTTCTCAAACAACGCGCAGTGCAATAGTTTTACCCTAAGAGTAGTTGACTTACTATGGTCTCTAGGCGCAATCACACACACTCTATGAACCTGAGCGCCATCGCGCTCGCCATACATATCCATCCACTCGCCAATATGCTCTCCCCAAGTGTAGCCTAACCAACGGTAGAAATAGGACACATCGTTGCGTGACCTTTCCATCGAGAAGTCAAGATTAAAACTACTCATTATCTCACCGAGGTTTTCCAAAGAATGAGAAAGCCTATAATATATATAACAATACCTTCAACCATTATATCACCGGAGCAAACAGGTTTCCAACCAGCCCTAACTTCTCATCAATCATATGAGCGCATAAACCGGGTCTAGACAGGACATAACCCTTCCTGTAGTGCCATCTGTCGTCACCTGCTAAAGAAGGCAACTGCACAACCATAGCCCCGCCCTTTTCTATTACAGACTGATGGTGCAGATGACCGTGGAACCATATCTTGTTCTCACAGGAACCCCACTCTTGCCATGCCTCCTTAGCCATAAGAGAGGGTAAATCCATACCCTTTACACCATCGCCGTGAGTAAACCCAAACAGCGTGTTGCCGTAGGAGACATACTGACGTAGTTTAGGGTCAACAACTACATTTACATCGTCAACCTCTTCGTAGATGGCTTTTAGATACATCATCAAAGCAAGAGCAAGATGCCTGTCGTGATTACCGCGCATGAAAATAACCTCTACAGGAGAAACCATACGCAGTAACTCTATATGCTCGCGCGCCAACTCACAACCGTCCATAAAGATTTGACTAGGGCTTGTAGACATATCCTGTGGAGTACCGCTGGTAGTCATACCTTGTTCATTGTCAATGTGAAACCAATCAGACCCCGTAGCCAAGAATATCTTGTCAGGACGACCCGGCATACGAGATATGAGGTTTTCAGTCCTGTCCATCAAACGCCCTTTGGCCTCTTCTGTATCGTACTTGTTACCTGTTTCGTCAACCCAGCAAGAAGAGCCATAGTGCAAGTCAGTAGGAGAAAGAACAATTGCATATGGGTTAGTTTCACCCATTTTAATCTTAGGTGCCTTTTTTCTCGGTAAACAACCTTCGCCAAGAGAATCTTTGAAATCCTTGTAGAATGCCTCGTCAAGATTACGCCACTTATGAGCGGCTTTAGCCATAGCATTGTAATGCGCTCTTTGTGACCTCTTGATAGCCGAGTTTCTCTTTAACTCTAGATAGTCTACTACTAACTCATCCTCAGTCTTGTTTATAATTTCCTCATCAGTATAAGGACTCATAGGATGTCGCCAATTATGGGCTTTGACGTAATCCTGCATCCACAGTATAGGAAATTCATACTCGGTTGCCATATCAGCAACAGTAAGCCTTCCGCCTTCATTAGAGTAGTGCTTTTTCATCTTACGATGTGTGTTGCCATCTACTTCGATAATTTGATTAGCCTGCGGTATAAACGTAAGGTATATATCCTTCTCATCATCATAATAAGTCTTCATCCCCTTTGGTGGCTCTATAGCATACTCACTCTTAATCTCGTCTGGTACATGCGTAGCAAAAGTCGGGTCGTTTTTCTTACTCTTTTTTCCGTTAAACACAGTGTAGGTTATCTGCCCACCCTTTTTCTTCCATCTAAAGATTGCATTGCGCCACCCGTCAACGCTTCGTGTAGGTTCAAGTTCATGTAGGAATCTAGCAAAATGACTCTCGCTTTCAAATTCCATTTCCTTAGCATACTTCGTAATTAGGTCTTCTCCGCCGAGCATCTTAACTCGACCGGAATAGTTTCGCCCCCCTGCGGCCATTAAACTAATCGAAGAGTGGGGGATATATAACCGTTGCGGTGAGCAGTATTAGTTTTATTCATTTTGCTGATTACCAAAAAAATAAACCGCTATACTGCAAGCATACTTTCTAATTCTTTTTTTGTTTCAATAGTGTTTTTAGATGGGGGCCGGCTCTTCCCACTACTTGTTAAGATAACTTATAGAGAAGTAATAGTAATTATGAAACATGTTATAGAAAGAATTAAACAAATAGAAATAAATAGCGCAGTAGCACGTTTTATTTTTTCAGTAAATAACGGAAAAAAAAGAAAAATATAGGGAAAAGGTTAATAAACAGTCGTATTTAGGTATAAACATGGCCGAGCGTAAGTGGTATCAGTTTTGGGCCTCGACAAACGAGGAAACTCCACAACTAAATAAGAGAGTAGGTATGAAAAAAGAAGGATTTAAGGCAGTGGCAGGCATTCCAGACCTTGTAAGAGACACGGAGAGGCTCAACAAGGACAGTAATTATGACAACGAGTTTGACATGTATGACCTTATGCTCAAACTAGACCCCGAACTAAACGGTGCAGTTCGCGCAGTCAGCCTCACGGCCAACAATTACGAGATAAACTACAACAAGGGAAAAAACGCTACTATCAGAAACGCTATACGTGAGTTGGTCGAGGACACGCTAGACTTCGATGACATTCTGATTACCGCTCTCAGAAACTTGATGGTCTACGGAAACGACATCAACAAGATAGTAGGAAAGCAGGCAGAAGGAATTACCGCTCTACAAAGCCTACCCGTCAAGCAAATCACCATCGTTGATGAACGAGGCGGGCTTGATAGCACTTTTGATGCTACCGAAGACAACCCAATCACTAGAGCAACTAAGTATCTATTACGCGAAATGAAACTTAATACGCGCGAGATACCTGCCAGCGAAATTCTACACATCCGCGTAGACTATCGAAGCAATTGGTTTGTGGACAACAAGGGTAGAAAGACCTACGGCGTCTGGGGCGCATCCCGATTTTCCGCGCTCAAGCAAGCAATCCGCATGAAGTACAACAGTCTAAACAACCGCCTATCTTTAGAAGACAGCATGACCAAGCAGTACATCACTATTGACAAGTCTGCTATAGAACACATTCAAGACCCCGCCGAGCAAAGTGAAAGATTAAATCACATTATGGGTGAAGTTATCAAACTATTCGAGGGACTACGAGGCGACCAAATACCTGTGCTGCCACACTACGTTGACTTGCACCACGTAAATCTAGAGAACAGCCTACCTAACAGTGGCGACTTCTTGGATGCTATAAACGCAGATATAGCAGCCGTGCTACAGGTGCCTAGAGTGGCCGCAGGGCAGGAAAGGGGTAGCACATTCGCCGCAACTTTCAACGCTAACCTATGGGCCGTACAAGCCATCAGCCGAATGCACAGTATCTTAGCCGCGCATTGTATGGATTTATTTTCTATACACTTGAATCTTTTGGGGATAGAGCATAAAAAGGCAGACTTGCCTACAATTCGCTTTGACGCTATGGATAGTGAAACCCCACTTAACGTCATGCAAAGAGTCACTATGGGATACGACGCAGGCATTCTAACACTCAATCAAGCACTTGATATTCTAAACCTTCCAGACGCACCAGAGGGAAATGAAAGAAAAGATGAAACTCCGACCAATACTACTCCCGAAGGAGTAGATACTGAGTTGCCGCGCGAAAACTCACAACCGGGCGCAGAAGAAAATATTGAATAATCACTTCTTTTATGACAATAGTATGAGCGGAGATGAGGAACAGAACATCATTCAGGAATTAAATGCGCGATTTCAAGAATTGCGAGCCTTGATGATTACGATAGGCTCAGTCATAGCCATGCTCCTAGCAGGTCTTAACGAAGTCGGTTTTATCTCCTTCGCGGTAGATTCGCTTGTTGATTGGGTTGGCGATGACCCAGACCGCAACCCTTACCTTCCTGACTGTGAAGAAGATTGGTTGATTGTAGCAGACCACTATATTGTTGATGGTGATTTGTACGTCACAGTGGATATTCTAGATGATGCATGGTGCAACAACGTCCACACTGTCTTCTATAATGTGACCTTTGAGGGAGAAGAGTATATTGAAGAAAGTACGCCATTTAGAAATACCGATACTGGATTATTTACTTTTGAAAATATTTCAGAAGGCACACACAGAGTAAATATTTTAGTAGAAAATGGTAGTATATTCCTTTACGCTTTGGAGTTAATAGACTTTGAGTACGACATAGCAGAAGAGGAAAATGCAATCTATGGTTGCACTGACCCTGCGGCAATAAACTACAACGAAACTGCTACGCACGAAGATGGCTCTTGTGAATATCCCGAAGAAGAGGAAGAGATAACAGAAGACTGTTACGCATACATATATGATGCAATTTCATATTGGGCCGAAAACAACACTTCGGTCTACAACGAGTTTGATGTTGATTTTTCCTGTCAAGCCAACGTAACCTTTACAATGCAAGTAGAATTATTGGATAGTCGTAACAACACCCTGATATACACTGAGGATAATTTTACTACATATCATATGGAGTGGGATACTAAATACTTAGATTTCTATGACATAGCAGAAAGGTATGAAGAATCTTATGGCGTAAATTTTAATCTGTACTATGATGGGGAGTTGTCGGATACACTATGGACTCAAATCATATAGTTCCTTTAGGTATAGTATTGATAGGCGCAATGAATTGGGGATTTTCCATTTGGTGGGCCAAGCGTTCTTATAGAAGAAGAAAGAAGCATTAATAAATCACATAAGGCGTCGGGCTACCATGTCGTGCGGATGTGGTTGTGGTGGAGAGGTTGTAGCCTACGAAAATTGGAATGAACATGTGGTTGATGAAAGTCAAAATGCAATAGCAGCAGAGTATCAAGGTCGAAAGGTTACTCTTAACAAGCCTTTCCGTACACCCGGAGCAAACAAGAAGTTCGGCGTTTACACCAAGAATGGTAGTGGCACCGTGGTTATCGTAAGGTTTGGCGACCCCAACATGGAAATCAAGAGAGATGACCCCGAAAGAAGAAAGAACTTCCGAAGCCGACACAACTGCGATTCTCCCGGCCCAAAGTGGAAGGCGCGTTATTGGTCTTGCAGGCAGTGGCGAGGCGGTACAAAGGTCGAAGCCTCCGCTCCTTGTGGTTGTGGATGCAATGATGATGACGATGATGAAGAAGGCCCAGAAGAAATCGAGAGTCTAGCAAAGAGGAAGAATGACCCCTGCACCGAAGGCTATGAGCAATACGGGATGAAGATGAAGAACGGGCGAAAAGTTCCTAATTGTGTGCCTATTAAAAAGGCGGCAGAAGCAGATTACAAAGTTTGCGCTGATTGCATGACACAGGCAAAGTGCGCTGAAATGGGTGATTGTATGAATGTATCCAAGGAAGCAGCACTTCCCTCTCCCAAAGATGGTGAAAGTCACGAAGCGTTTATGTCAAGGTGTCAGGCGATGGGTAACAGCCGAGAAGAGTGCATGAAAGCGCATGAAGGCCATGAGTTTGACGTAGAAGGCTACAAAGAAGAAGAGGAAGAGGCAGGTATGTACAAAAAGAAATATGCTTCTGAGTGCGGTATAGACGAAGAATTTGTTGACGGTGAGTGCAGAAAGGTTGCCGTGACGCTTGACCTTTCAATAGATGCCACTAACGCCTTTGTAGAAGCATCCACAGGAAATACTGTTATCGAAATTATGGGCATTGCTTTCCATGATGGTATGAATAAGAACAAGTGGGCTTTGACAAAAGAGGGTGCGAGACAAGTTGCGCGACAAATGGAGGGCGCAGACCTCACATTAGACCATCCTGACCCGATTGAGGGAGAGGGGGGCTTTGGTCGCAACACAGATGGAGGTATAGTCAAGGCAAATGTTGGGGTAATTACTTCTGCTACTTTCTTACCTACTATAGCGGGTGGGTATGAAGTTAGATATGTCGCACACGTAACCGAACCACAGTTGTTTGAAACTTTAGAGTCCGGCATGTACCTGAAAGAAGATTACGGTGTTAGCATCGGCGGGTCGGGCATTCCTGTCTCCGCTGACGAAAACGGTATTATGTTTGGAGAAGACTTTACCTTTGACCATTTGGCTATCGTTTACCGTCCAGCCTACGAACGAGCCAATATAGAAAGTATAAAGAGAATGGAAAAGGAGGCAACAACGAAGGCAACCTTTATATCACACTCAAAGTCTGCGGGAGTTAGTAAGGATTTGGTGAATGACATGTCAGAAGAAATTGTAACCCCAGAAATAGACTACGAGGCTCAGATTGAGTCCCTTAAGGCAGACCTAGTGCTTGCTTCTTCCCGCGTTGCGGAGTTTGAGGCTATGGACGAGGCCCGCGCTGAGGAGGCTCGCGCTTCTCTAGTAGAGAAGGCAACTGAGATAGGAATGTCCGGTCACGAAGACCTACAGTCAGAGACTCTTGAGAATCTGATTGCTTCGTGGGAGGCTTCCCACCCAGAGCCAGTCGCAGTCGAAATGAAGCCTATAGATGATAGCCCTGCCGAGATGGAGACACCAGTTGTCGCATCCGATGAAGAAGAGAAGCCAGTTGTGGCTAACTTCCTAAACGGCAGGCTTGTAGAGTCCGATGAGGAAATCTACGGACGCGCATACAACGCTTGGGCAAGCGCATGGAACGGAACACTCGCAGGGGATGAAGGCAACATGAGAGCCAAAACCTACGAAGAAATAAAGGAGATGAGATAAAATGGTATATGGACAAGGAATGGACCCGGTTCACGGGGTAATGTATGCAGGTCAGACGGTTAAGGGTCCCGGTAAGATTCTTTACGCAGACCAATCAGATAACGCACTGTACTTGGGAGCCGATGCAAAGTTTGCACTCGGTATCTCAGCAGGTGAGAGCAGCAGGACAGACGGTACTCTGGATGCTGCGGGAGCAACAGTCTCCTACTACCCACTAGGCGGAGTTCTAATGGTGCAGGCTTTGAACAATCAGACCTTCAAGCCCGGTATGATAGTTTATGCCGGCGCAAACGGTCTTGCGCTTGATTCGCAGGACAACTCAGAAAAGAAACTCGGTATCTACGTCGGAAAGGTAATGACCAGCGCAACTGCTGCTCTTGCACTAAACGGCGCAGGTGATTCGGGAGCAACCGAGGGGCAGATGGTTCTAGTAAACACTGCTTTCGCGGAAGCGGGACAGAACACATAGGATGGTGATTAAGAATGGCAAAAGATACTTTAGAACAAATACTTAACGTGGAAGCAGCAACAGGACCCTTTTCAACGGGCGATGCAGTCTTGGAGCAGACTCTAAGAGACTTCATTCAACTGCAATCCACTACAATCGCAGTAGGAACAAAGGTTGTCGGAGTGCGCTCCGTACCTTGGATGGACTTCAAGTGGTACACTGGTGTCACCGGGTCCTTCGACTTCCCACTAGACGACAACGCAGTCACCGAGCCAAGCAAGATTGGAACGGCCAACTACTCGACCAAGTTGGAGAAGGGACAGGG